GCCAATGCTTCTACGAGCTTTGGTGTTCAATATAATACTGGGTTCTCACGGTTATCCGGTAGTGGCGGCACAAGTGATGAGAATTCTGAAGACAATGGCTTTGTAGCTTATTGTACTTTGCGGAAGACGCGCACTGCCGATGATGCTTGGGAAGATTTGGGCATCTATGGTGGTGACGACGGTAATACAGCCAATGTTAGTGTCACTACTTATGTAGGAGTGGCGACTGATCTTGGGTTAAAATTAAAAGCGGAGAGTATATTGCCAGGCAACCCAGTTCCCTTTTTTGGGCGGGTTTATCTGGACCCTTGGGTTAAACCTGATTCAATATACGATGTCAAACGCTTTATAACCAAGATACATTTGACTGTTGCTCCGCCTAATGTGCCTGACAATGTTGTCTTGCGACGTAAAGCTGATAGTTACCATATTACTGATCCAAATACGCCACTTATTAGTTCGTGGTGTAATGCAATACAACGTATTTATCCTGCGATTACACCGGGTGATGATAAACGTTATATTGATAGGGATAGTACGTATTGGTCGAAGAATAAACATGGCACGCAGTTTCCAACTTGTGAGCAATTTGATGAACACGCTTATGACATTGTTGCGAGACAACTAGACGTGAGTTTATCAGACTTGCTTGTTGTTTGCCATGCATTAGATCGATGTAACACTCTTGATGACCTGAAGAAACTTGAACATGTTTTTATCGACCTCACCGTTGGTGAGGATTTAATGGTAGCATGTGGCGATAGCATCCGACACGGCTCTGTGCGGGTGCGAGCAGTTAAAACTAAATAGACCTGGCCCGGGTAGGGCAGCCGATAATTAAATATCATCTATAAATTCGATAGTAATTTACCTTTCATAAACAATGGTTCCACTTTCTAAAAAGAATAAAAATAAAGCCACAATTAAACAAGCAGCCAAGGGCAAGAATAAAAATGGTCTTGCCTCTACTCAGCCGCGTACACTTAATACCACACAGTTGGCCTTAGCTAAACCCATCCTCCCCTCAAAGAAGATGATGTCAGAATATCTGCATTGTCGCTTATCACCATTCACATCAACTGGTAGGGGTTCAATTCCTGATGGTTCTAACAACAACTATAATGTGTTGGATATTGTTATGTTTGATACGTTTTCGGTCCCAGCCAATCAGCGAACATATATACAAACGTTACCAACGTTTCCTTGTTCAGCTATGATAACAACTCCTGGTGCTTCTACCATGGTGGTTAATGGGCTGAATGTAAATTGTCCCACAACTACTTCAATAAATAGTACCTCCACTTCTGTACCATGGACACCTATTTCTGTCCTGTCACCGTATAAGCAATCATCTCCTCAGCCCCCAGGCAATATTTTCTATGATCCGTATTTTATACAAGGTCTTAGAGTAGTGTCTGTCGGTTATAGGTTGGTGTATGCTGGTGAGACTCAGACTTGTGCTGGCACTATCACTGTTACACCTAATGAAGCCGTTATCACTCCACAATCAATGACTTCTGCTGCTGTTACTACTGCGCAGGTCTTAGATATTGCTGGAGCTGTCATTGCTGTCGGAGCTGGTACTCCGATTTGGAACTTGGATGCTCAGGTTACCGCTGGTGCTATGACTCGTGACTCCGTTACCCTTCGGCCTGAGCAAGGTGCATTGATTGTGCCCAAGCATAAGACTGGTGTGTTTAAGATCAACACTATGGGTGTTACGGGCTCAGTCCTGCTTTGTAATACTGATGTGGCTGGTACTGCAGGTATTGTAAACGCCATCCCCTCTGCCAATGCCTCCATTGGATCTGATACTTTTGATGCTAGCTTTGCTAGCTATGATAATGATTGGTCCACTGTGCAAATTGAGATACAGGGTGGCATTGCTCCGCAACAGTTTCGTTGGGAGACTTACTACTGCTTTGAAGTTAATCCACGTAATGGCTCTGTGTTCTCGCAATCTGTGTTGAAATCTTCACCAAATAAACCAGAAGAGATTAAATTAGCTCAGACAATTACTGGTAAGCAACCTGTGGCCACTACACTTACCCAATAACACGTTCCCCTCACTCATTCAGATCATTTAGCATTTGACGAATGGTCAACTCATTTACCATTATCTTTGCTTGATCTTGTTGGGGTAAAGACGTATGACTCACATTTATCTGAATCACAACGTCCAGTCTATTGGTGGGATTCTACTCCATTGTTACGTAAGCTTAATCAATGGCTTTAATTAACTACCTTATTTGTCCTA